CCGCCCCCGCCCCCGCCCTCGGCCGCCGTGCGGAGTTGCTCGGGGGTCACGCTCCAATCGCCCTCTTCGTCCACGATGCGGGTGGTGCTGTCCAGCACCAGTCGCGCGCCGTCGCGCAGTCGCACGTCCACGCCGCGGAATTCCTTTACGGGGTTGCTCATACTTTCGGGGTTGCGTTCGCGTCACTCTCGGTGCCCATGACGCGCGCATTCTGCGCGCGCTCAGGCCCAGATGCCCGTCACTGGGGAACGGCGTGGGAAGAAGAGATGAAGGTTGAAGGTTGAAGGTTGAAGGCGGGGGCGGCGCCATAACTCGCGCCCCCCTTCACGCTTAAACCTGCCGCCGTACTTCGGGGCGGAGCGGAACCGATGCCGGGCTAGGCGAGGGGCCGCGGGGTTACCAGCCGCTGCAGGGCGCGCTCGCCAGCGCGGGCAATGAGGCGTGCCGCCGAGGCCGTGAGTTCGCCCGCCGGGGTGATCGGGAAGAAGGGGCGGGCCGGCATGGTGACGCTCTGCTTACTCCACCACCGCCCGCCCGCCTGGAAGCGGAGCAGCGGCTGGTTCTTCGCCTGGATCGTGCCGCCGAACTGGTGGATCGCCGCGTAAACCGTGGGGTTGCTCACCGTGGCGCTGTGGGGAGTGACGGCGAGGGCGAAGCTCTTGGCCAGCGTGGTGGACGCCTGCAGGTTGCTGGCCTTGCCGTCGCGTTTCGCCTTCCATGGGTGCGGCCGGTAGCTGGCGCCCGCGGAGTTGAAGTTGCCTTCCGTGATGCTCTTAAGCGTGGTGCCCATGGCCCGCAGCACGGGCGTCGCGTCCTGGCTCAGCGCCGCCAGCCTGGCCAGCACGGTTTTCAACTCGGCGTCTTGGACGCTGACCGTGATCATGGGCGGTCGTGGATTCGTTCCGGGTTTCGGGTCAGGAATTCGGCAAAGTCGGCATCTACCCGCTGGATCACAGGATCGATTGGGTAAAGGGTATCATCTGCCGCCCGCACCACATTCCTGGGGAACATATCGAACACCAGCAACCCGCGGTCCCTGGCCAGGTAGGCACCCTCGGCGAGCTTGGCGAATCCCTTGGCCTGCATCAGGGCGTCGATCTCCTGAGCCGCCGCTGGCTCGCCGGAGATTCTCGGTTGCGAGGTCACGATGGCGAGGCCGCCGCTGCCGCGGGGAACCACCCGTTCGAGGCGGATGTCATCGTGAAAAAGTTCGTTCTGTAATTGGAGCCGGTCCAGGTACTCGGCCGGAGACGCCCCCTGAAGGTGGGAACCAAGGCCGATGCCGTAACCCTGGTGCCGGTCCGGGCGGTTGACCTTCAAATACCGGCCGGTAGCCGGAGCGAAGGACACCTGGTGCTCCCCTCCCGCTGCCTCGCTGGCGGGCAGGTTCCCGCCTAGCTTGCCCTGGCGGGCCGCCCATTCGGCAAGGCGTCGTTGCTCGCGGTCAATCCGTTCGAGTCGCGCGTGGCGTGGCTCATCATGCGTCGGCGCTGCGCGGCTACTTCCTCGGGCGTCTGCGGCGGCTGATTCAAGCGTCCCGCCAGCGTCGGCCAGAGCACCCGCACGCGCCGCTCCAGACTCTGTGCGTTTGACTTCATGCAACGTCGATACTTTAGGCGTTCCCCCGCCCGGTGTCGAACCGGAAATCCAGTCGAACACCGATTTGCCCGGCTCGATCGGGGTGGCTTTTGCCCACTGTTCAAAATCCCCCCAGACCGCTGGATCATGCCGCGACTTCAAGTCCGCCAGGCTCAGCTTCAGCTCCCCGGGGTGCCACGCGAAAGCTTTCCGGCCATCGCCCGCCTTGTCGGCCGGGGGCGTCACGTCATGCGCGCCCATGCCCACGCTGCGGCCGTCGCGGTCTTTCAACTCACCGCGCACGATCTGGCCCGCCCGCAGCCGCTCCAGGGCCGGGCCTTCCAGGACCAGCCGGTCCTCGGGCTTTCGCCCGGCGTCCAGCGCCCGCTCTTCGCCCACCAGGTCTGGGTTCATTGGGCGTACCCGGCAGCGGCAGCCCCATTCCCAGGGCGGAAAATGCTTGTCCCAGAACGGGTCGTGTTTCGGGAGCACCAGCCCATTGAGGGCCAGGTGGCTGTCCCGCACGTGGCTGTCTTCAGTGGCGAGGTACTGCCAGTGCGTAGTGTCGTCATCCTCCATCCCGACGCGCCAGTTGGCGGCCTGGAATGCCTGGAAGCCGTGGGTGCGCAGGAGGAGCGTGGCCCGGCGCTCCGCGGCAACGGGACTGAACTGCGCGGCGTCCAACACCTTCACGATTTCGGCCTTCGCGTTTTTCCATGTCACCGCCTCGCCCGCGGCGGTCTGGCCCCGGGCGTAAGTGGCGATTTCATCCCGGATGCGCTCCACGGCCCCCAGCCCCTCCAGCCCCGTGACCGTCATCGCCCGCGCCCGCAACTCGGGCAGCAACCGGTCAAATACCTCCTTAGTGACCGCCGGCTTGCCCCGGATCAGCGCGGCGGCCTCCTCGTGCGGTTGGAAGAATGCAGCGCTGAGAGGCATGTCTGTCACTCAGCCCTTGGCGGCGCTGACGCCCGCGGCGGCGCTGATCTGGAGGGCCTCCTCGACCAGCCGGACCACCCGCTCGGGTTGCCAGTCCGCATACAGGGCTTGCACGCGCTCCATCGCCTCCTCGGCCGAGTTCGAGGCCAGCAGGGCCTGCCGGAAGGGAGCCATGGCCCCGGCGTAGGCTGCGCCCAGGGCGGCGGCCCGCCGCTCCGCGATCTCCGCCGCGGGGTCCGCCACGCCCGCCGCCCCGCGCCGCGCATTCACTGCCACGGCCCCGCGTCCGCCCCGCGCCACGGCCGCCACGAGCTGGCGGAGCCGCGGCGCCGGCACCGCCGCCTGGCGCGCCGCCGCCAGTAATTGGCGCACTCCCCGGTTGCGGTCGGTTGCGTTCATCGGGAGGGGGAGTTAACCGCAGATGGACGCAGATGAACGCAGATACCGACGACGAACCACGAACGCCGGACCACGAACTCCCCGTCCCATCTGCGTCCATCTGCGTCCATCTGCGGTTTAAGTTCGGGCGTCATCTTGGCGGTTCAGAGCCCGTTCAGGTTGTAGGTGGTCTCGCGGGCGCTGGTGCCGGTCACCACCACGGCGCTACCCCCGGCGCCGGCCACGGGCTTCGAGTAACGGCCCTCGCGGATGGCATCCAGTTCCTTGCGGGCCGCCTCGAACGCGGCCTGGATGTCCTTGGGCACGGGGCCAACCAACGCATAGGCGTTCCACAGGGCCACGCGGCGGATCAGGGAGCGCAGTTCATCGTCGCTGGCGGCGTAGTCGCCCACGGCCCGGGCCACCTCCGCCTGCGCCTCCGGGATGCAGCGCGTGGTGAGCGGCTCGGTGACACCCGTGTTGCTCAGCGCCGTCTTGAGCTGGGTGAGCCGCGCGGCGGTGAGCAGGAGATCGGATTCAGCGAAAGTCATTGGGGGGAGGAGTTAACCGCAGATGGACGCAGATGGACGCAGATGGGGCAGTCGGTCAGTCGCTCGTTGTTCACGGTTCGTGGTCGTAGGCGTGATTGATCTGGGCCAGCTCTTGGCGGGACATCGTGGGCGGAACCCATGCACTCGCCCGGAATCGAGCCCTGCGCGCCTGCAGGCCGGAGCGATACCCGAGACGGTAGGCCCGGCGGCGCTCGCTCTGCATGGACTTCACCGTGGCGCGGAGCCGGTCCAACTCGCGGCGGAACTGCGCCAACTCGCGCCCCCCTTCCGACGGGGCATCGAAACGCCGGTTCTTGCTCCGCTGCCGGTAGTCTTTCTGGTATTCCCGACAGCGGTCGCAATGCGCCCGGCCGTTCGCATTTGGCTTGCCGCAACGACCGCAATTACCGGGCTGGCGGCGCAGCGCTTCAAGCCGCTGAAAGTGCGGCAACCTGGAAAGTTTCCCCCCACGCTCTGTTTTGATGGACGGGCACGCCCCGCTTCCTTCAGGCACAGTTCCTTCATGGCCAACCTCAACAGCAGCCGACTCGCACGCGAGTGGTGTGTGATTGTTGTCTAGCTCCACGGCGTAAGGGGAGAAATCTGAGGGCCCGGCCCATCTGCGTTCATCTGCGTCCATCTGCGGTTGTGATTCGGGTCCCCGCCGGGAGTTGCCCCCCGGCAGGGGTGTGATGCGGCGACCGGCAGTCCTAGAAGAGGAGCTGGAACGTGACCGTGGTGTCCGTGACGTCGCCGGCGCTGGCGGGCACGGCGATGTTGAGCTGGATGTACCGCCGCACGCCCGGGGGCAGGCGGAAGCGGACCGTCTTGGCGGCGGAGACGTTGCCCGCCGTGCCCACCACGGTCGTCTGGATCAGCGGATCGACGGTGGCATAAGAGCTGTCATCGGCGCTGTCCTGCAGCTTGATCGTGATGGCATAGGTGTTGACGAGCGTATCGGTCGCCGGGATGGAGACCTGGCACACGATGCGTTCGATGTCCCCGCCGGTGACCTGCTCTAGGTCGATCGTGGGGGTGTTGTGATTCGCCGCCGCGGCGGGGGCCGCCTTCGTGACGGTCTTGGCCGCGTCGGTGAGGTTCCGGTTGTATTCGTAAGCCATAGCATTTCGGAGTGCGGAGTTCGGAGTGCGGAGTTCGGAGTTAGCTGAGCGCCTCGGTCGAGGTGAGGCTGTCGGTGACGACGATGGGGATGCCAAACGCCGAGGTCGGGTATTCGGCGATGTTTTCGATGTCGCCGCCCGCCTTCGCGCCGCGACTGGAGTTGATGACCACCGTGCGGGCGCGCTGAAGCTGTCCCGCGGAGCGGCGGTTCATGAAGAACACGTTCGGGGCCTTGCCCACGGGGAACGTGTCCAGCAGCGTCTGGAGTTGGGCATCCGTGACGCCCTTGCCGCTGTCCGCGGTGGCGTCCTTGAGGCGGCCAACGGCGTAGGGGGTCGTGCATTGCAGACCGATCCAGGCGGACAGGTCCGCGATCCAGGCCGGGAACTTCTTCCCGTCGGCGTCCTCGCCGTCCCCCGCGCGCCAGTCGCCCAGCTCGAAGGTGGTGCCATTACCGAACACGAGTTGCACGTCCTGCGCCCCGAGGCGCACGGCATAGACGCTCGATCCGGTGGCGGACGTGGTGCCGCCGGCGTCCACCGTCATGGTGGACGGCACGATGGCCTGCAACCCGGGGAAGCCCTTCGCGTCCTCGGCGATGCCGTAGAAGATCTGTTTGCCGATCTCGATCTTGGCGGACTCCATCACGCCAATGGCCTCGATGGTTTGCAGGGCGGCGGGGCCGTCCTCGAAGGCGGACGCGGCGGCCTTGTCCACCACCACGCGGGAGCCGAGGATGAAGCACTGCACGAGCCGCTCCTCGAAGCGGGACTTGCTGGCGTCCACGCCCGAGTTCATCGAGCGGAAGGCCACGGTGGGCAGCGCGGTGCGCGCCACGGTCTGGTAGGACGTGCCCCGGATGGTGCGGGCCGGGAGACGGTCCACTTCGGGGGCGACGCCGGTGACAGCCTCGATCAAGCCCACCACGGCGTCTTTGCCGCTGAGCTTGGCGAGGTCCAACAGGTTCAGGTGTGTATCAGCCATAACTTTCGGAGTTCGGAGTTCGGAGTTCGGAGTGAGGGGGTTATTTCGCGGCCGTCTTGAAGGCGGCTTCCACGCGGGCGCGGCCGGTCAATTCGCTGCCCTTGCGCTCGCCCAGGCCGGCGCTCTGCTGCTGGGTGTTCACGGCCACCTTCGCGGCGCGCAACTCGGTGAGCGCGGTGTCGAAGCTGGCGGTGAGCTTGTCATTCCAGGCGGTGACTTCGGCCTGGGTGATGCGGCCGGCGCCGACGGCGGCCGCCAGCTCGAGTTTCACGCGCTCGGCGCGCTCGGCCTGCTGCGCGGTCTCGGCGGCGCTGGCGCGGGTGTTCGCCGCGGTGAGGTCGGCCACGGATTTCTCGCTCGATGCCTTGATGGTATCGCGCTCGCTGGTGAGGGTGGCCGCGTTCGCGGCCAGGCCGGGGACTTTCCCGG